ACAACAATCGGGGACGTATCTGCTGATGAACTTGGCCATCTGAATGGGGTAACCTCAGCACTCCAAACTCAAATTGATGCCAAGTTAAGCTCAGCAACGGCAACTGGAATCTATGCACCACTTAATAGCCCTACTTTTGGTGGCACTGTATCCCTTCCAGGCACCACTTCTATTGGAGATGTTTCTGCAACAGAAATTGGTTATCTGAATGGTGCAACTTCTTCTGTTCAGACTCAACTTACAAATCTGGAGACAACAAAAGCAAATCTTGCAGCCCCAACTTTTACGGGCACTGTTTCTGGTATTACTTCTTCTATGGTTGGTCTTGGAAATGTCGACAACACTTCAGATGCCAACAAGCCCATCTCCACAGCTCAGCAGACTGCTTTAGATGCTAAGCTAAATCTTTCTGGCGGCACTATGACTGGAAAAATTATTCTTGATGGAGATCCAACACAAGCCTTACATGCAGCTACAAAGGCATATGTAGATAATGTTTCAGCAGGACTGCATATTCATGAAGCCGCACATATCGCTACACCTGATACTTTGGCAGTTTTATCTGGAGGAACAGTCACCTATGATAATGGAACTGACGGAGTTGGAGCAACTCTAGTTCTTGGAACTGCCTTAACTGTTATTGATGGCCATACCCTAACAAACGGAGACCGCATTCTTGTTAAGAATCAAGCAAACGCAGCCCATAATGGTATTTATGTGAGAACCTCTTCAACTGTTCTTACTAGGGCAGATGACTTTAACTCAGCAGCCGAAATAGCTGGAGGTGACCTAGCATTCATAGAAAATGGAACACTTTACAACACTACTTCGTGGGTCGTTGAAAATGAAGTAAATACTATTGGAACCGATAACATTCTGTGGGCACAATTTTCTGGAGCTGGAACAGTTACTGCTGGAACTAACGTTAGCGTTTCGGGTCTTCAGGTGTCTGTTGTCAATGCCCCAACATTTTCTGGTGTAGTTACGGCTAGCTCTGGAGTAGCTTTTTCTGACGGCACCCAGACTAAGGCTGGTGTCCCATCACTAACTACATTTGTAGAAAAGACTGCAAGTTATACTTTAGATACTCTTGTACATCAAGATAGCGTTATTGAGATGAACTCTACCAGCCCGATGACTTTTACAATTCCAACTAATGCAACATTAGCTTGGCCAATTGGAGCATCTATGGACATTTTCCAAACAAACACTGGAGAGGTAACTATTGATGCCGTTGTGGGTGTGACTTTAAACAGAACTCCAGGAAATAAGCTACGAACACAGTGGTCATCTGCTACAATATTAAAGCGTGGAACAGATAGCTGGATTCTCTATGGAGATCTTAAGGCTTAAGGGGCAGAATAAATGGCAAAGAAAGAATCGGGAGGAAGGTCATCACAACAAAATGACTTTTTAAGTTCCCCCGCCCCCATAAACGTAGTTGCCACAAATGTTGGAACAAGCAGGGCATTTGATGATGGAGCGGCTTCAGTATCTTTTGAATTACCAGCAGGTTCTCCTGCAGCAATTTCATTTACAGTAACTGCCGTTGCAGCTGGGGAGACAACCAGAACAGCTACAGGAGCCACCTCCCCAATCATAGTAGAAACCCTTAGATCTTCAACAACCTATACTGTAAGTGTAACTGTAACAGACGCTGCAGGAACATCTCCAGAATCTTTAACAACTACAGTAGCAGTAACAACTGTGCCTGCAACACCAGCTGCACCAACTGCCTCTTCTCCAAATGCACTTCAAGATATAGTTAGTTGGGTTGCTCCCGCTAGTGGTGGGAGTGCAATTACTCTATACAGATGGGAAAGTCTCGAACTAGATGGTGCAACTCCTAAAACCAATACCACTACTGGAACATCTGTTACTGTTACTCAAGAAGGATCAACTGTTCAAAAGTATCGTGTCCGTGCAGAAAACGTAAATGGCCCAGGAGCATGGTCTCCATATTCTGGAGAAATTACGACTACTCCGCCATTTTTCCCACCGTTCTTTCCGTTCTTCCCACCGTTCTTTCCATTTTTCCCACCGTTTTTTCCGTTCTTTCCTCCATTCTTTCCATTCTTTCCACCCAGGTTCCCGTTCTTCCCACCGTTCTTTCCGTTCTTTCCATTTTTTCCACCAAGGTTTCCTAGGTTCCACGCTTGGTGTATACATGAAGACACCTTGGTTAGAACAGCTAGAGGCGAGATTCCAGCAAAAGATGTTGTTCTTAGAGACAAGATTCTTGTTCCTTTACTAGCAGAAAACACAGATACTTCTCCTGGAGATGATAAGCCATCTATGTTTGCTTGGTCATCAGAAACTCTTACATTCGGAGAAGTTGTTGAGACTGAAATTACAGACTTAGCTCCAAAGATGTCTCCGTGTAGATACTTTAACAATAACGAGTCTGCAAAGTTTTCAATAACTCAAACCATATACGTTAAGAGAGATGGACTATACAAGATATTGCCAACCCTAGAGCTGGTTGTTGGAGACATTTTGATAAAGGTCTTAGAAAACGGAACTTATGGAGAAGAAGTTATTGAAACACTTCACGAAGTAGAGATACCAGAAATGACCTATCTAATTGCCTGCGAGCCACAAGACTGGTTCGTAGCTGGTGGATACCTAGTTCATAATAAATAGTTTTTCTCAAAGCCAGGGGCGGGGCTTGATCCTTGTGGGCAGGTGTGCTATAATTTGTTTATGAATAATGAATGGTTAACAAAAGATAGATCAGAAACAGATAAAAATAGAATGCCAGACAGGACTACTGTCGAAGGCGTAGTTGTTTCGAATCCAGCAATGGGTATAAATCTATACAACAATGCAATCTCCCCAGAAAACTCTGAAAAAATTATAAAAACCTTAGAATCAAGGCTAACAAATAGTTCTAGCCAGATGTACAGGTGGCAGGGAGCAATGGTTACTGAATCAGACTCTGTAAGCACTGACGCCAGAGACTGCGTTGACTTTAAGATTAGTAGCAACAGCTATGGCCCTAGAAATGAAGAAAACTCAGATTTCTACGATATCCATCAAATTACATTTGATGCAATTCATCCAAATGTTCAAGACTATGGAAAATACTGGGGTGTTGGCATCTCTTATTATGAAGCTTTTAATTTTGTAAAGTACGAGGGTGCTGGAAAACATTTTAATATCCATGCTGACCACGGTCCCGCATACGTAACTACAGTATCCGTGGTAGCATACCTAAATGATGACTATGAGGGCGGAGAAATATATTTCCCAAGATTTGACCTAACCATTAAACCAAAGCAGGGGGATATTGTTGTTTTCCCATCGACTTATGTCTATGAACATGCTTCCTTGCCAATGAAGAGCGGTACAAAATATTCCGTAGTTGTAATGACAGACTACAATAGCCGTGGTGGACTTCGGTACTTCCCGTATAGAGAAGAAGATCAAAATAAACTAACATACTGATTGGTAAAAAAATGAACGATAACAGCATAAAAGAAGACATCTTAGAAACACACAATAGAATTCAAGAATACTACAACATTGGGCAAGAGTCCTGGTCGTCAGTAGAGCAGCTAGCTCCTGGAATTTTCGTATATCACGACGTATTGCCAAAAGATATGAATATTGTAGAAAGGCTTGAAGAGGTTCTTAATGACCCGTCAAACTACTATAACTACATGGAAGCCATGGTTGGCTATGGAATGAAAATGCCAGAGTATAGGGATTGCTATGATTTCAAGTTTAAGAAAACAGATATTATGAATGATCCATCCCCAAGCTCACAAAAACTTCAACAGTTATGGCAAGACCTTTATGATAGAAAGCTTTCAGCAGTAAAGCATTACTCAAGAAATTTTAATGTTGGAGAGTTAAGATACTGGGAGGCAATGAACTTTGTCAAATATGGTCCAGGACAACACTTTCAAGAGCACACAGACCACGGGTATTCTTATAACTGCGTAGTGTCCTTGGTTGCATATCCTAACGATGACTATGTTGGTGGAGAGTTGGAGTTTAGGTTGCAGGGCATAAAGGCAAAGCCTAGGGCTGGAGACTTGTTTATTTTTCCATCTAACTTTATGTATCCCCACAAGTCTTTGCCAGTTGAGTCTGGGATAAAGCATTCGATTGTTACAATGATTGACTATTCGGATAAATATCACAATCCAAAGTTTTATGAAGAAACTGGAAGCTAGTGAAAAAAGTTTTTGCCTATACTCAGGGTAAGTTAGCACGTGTTGATCAGCTACCTATGCACCGTGACTGGATGGACATAACGTTTGATAGACATGCCTATCAATGCTTTCCAATGTCATTATCAAATAGACTGGGTTGGGGAATATCCTATCCAGAAGACATAGTTTTTATATGGGATGGTATAAACGATTCAACCGCAGATCATGTAAAAATATTATCGGGAGAAAAGTATGCGATGTCACTTCGTGGAAACAGGACGGTTAGTTTTCATACTGACATTGTTTTTGTTGGTGAAAATGAAGAAAACCTGACGCTACTGACAATGCCAGTGCCAAATCAGTTTATTAGAGGGGCACAGTGCATAACTACCCTAATCAGCACATCAGTGTTGGCAAATGATTTTCCGATTGCTTGGATGATTACTGAGCCAAACATTGAGATAACTATTCCAGCCAATACTCCGATTGCAGCTATCTTGCCAATATCCCTATCGGATATCCAGGAAAATGAGCTAGAGATTAAAAGCGGTAGGCCAGAATATGAAACACAAGAGTGGCAACAAAACATGATTAAAAGAGGAGAGGCTAGCCAGGTAATGAACTCTAAGGGAGAGTGGACACACTTTTATAGAGACGCAGTTGATCATAATGGATGCCCAGCTGGATATCACGAAGCTAAGAAAATTTTGATGAAAGTAAAAGATAATGCCAAAGATTAAGTTTGTAACAAATAAGGGATGGCTTTCTGAAGATGATGCCTCTGCCCCAAAGCCCACATCAAAAAGTTTGCCAGAGTGGTATATTTCTGCAGATAGGTTTTACAAAAACCCACATGGAGAAAATTATGTTGGTCCAGATGGTGGAAAGGTTCCAACCTGGAAAGCTTGCCCAGCAATGTATGACATCCTGACTACTGGATACGTTTATAAAACCCCTTGCGATATTGAGTTCTTCCTTGACTCAAATCAAAAAATTTCTGCTAAAGTTTTAGATCCAAAATATGCAGATTTTATTCAAAATAGAGAAAAGATGCCTCAGTTTGATGGCCCTCTGGGTTATCACGAAAAACATTTTGCTTGGTATCCAGACTGGGCGGTAGAGGTGCCAGAAGGATACAGCGTTTTATACTCTCAGCCTTATGACAGGTACGACCTACCATTTTTAACAACTAGCGGTATAATTGACAATGATAAGGTAAATCTTCCAGGGACTATGCCATTCTTTGTTGTAAAAGATTGGGTAGGGATTCTTCCAGCAGGAACTCCTTATATGCAAATGATGCCATTCAAGAGAGAAGATTGGACATCTGAGTATCTTAAAGAATCTGGAATATCTATCATGAAAAAGAATATGAAAAACTCTGAAAAGTATAGGGTTCCAGATGGTGGCGTATACTTAAAAGATGTTTGGGAAAAACGAAAGTACGAATAGGAGAATGTTTTTATGGAAGATTTAAGAAATAATCACTTTGTAGAGAGAGTGTCAATAACACCATCTGGGTTTTTTGGAGATTCTCCAGATAACATCGTAGCACTTGAAAACTTTATGACTGAAGAAGAATTGTCAAAGCTAAATGATTTTATTAGAAGTAATACTAACTGGGATGTTACAGAAACTCATCACAACGAAAACGGCACAGTGACTTACGATGCAGACTACTGGGCAAATCGTGTTGCGACTTATCCAACAATTCAAAAAGGTAGCCTTGAAGTCCCAGTTATTATAGAAAAAATGGTTCGAAGACTAAAGATTGAGGTGGACAAGTTCTTTGGCGTTGATGCCGATCCTACTAGCCCAGCTATGGTCAGATGGCTTCCTGGACAGCTACAAATGCCACATGCAGATAAAGAGTTGCATACTGGTCCAGATGCTGGCAAGCCTAATGATTTTCCATACTACGATCTAGCTGGACTTTTCTATATAAATGATGACTATGAGGGCGGAGAGTTATACTTTCCAAACCAGGGCATTCAGTTCAAACCAAAAGCTGGGGCAGCCTATTTCTTCCCTGGAGATAAAAACTATATTCACGGGGTAACAGAGATAAAGTCTGGAATTAGGTATACCGTTCCATTCTTCTGGACAATCTTGCGTCACCAGGAAAAGCCCCAAGTCGTGGTATAATTTTAAGGGAGAATCTTTATATGGTAAACTTAAATAACAAAAACAGGCTAACAAAAGATCTTGTGGTCTACGAAAACTTTTTAAGCTCAGAAGATTCTTCAAAGATTATTTCAGTGCTAGACTCAGTTGCCGACAATGGCACAATTACCTGGATGCCAATTTCTTTTTATGAATCCTACTCTTCGGTTTTGCCACAAAAAGGAGATCCAGAAATAGAAAAAGCTGGATTGCCATCAGACATTTTTGAACAAATTAAAGCTAAAATAGTTGAAGCAGTAGCCTCTGTCCATGACCTAGATCCAGCCACAATAGTAGAGATAGGCTATCACACTCAGAAGTGGGAGCCAGGAGCATATGCTAGAGTACACTCTGACAACACAGACGAACACGGAAACTCTGGACCATTTGCAAGAAGTAGATATGCAGCATTTCTTTATTTAAATGATGATTTTTCTGGTGGAACTTTAAAGTTTCCTAAACAAGACTTAGAGATATCTCCAAAGGTTGGAATGCTGGCGGCATTCGATGGTGGATTTAATAATATGCACGAAGTAACTCTAATAGAGTCTGGCGTTAGATATACCATAGGTTCTTTTTGGGACGATCGCACTGAAGACGCTTACCCACAAGAAGTCCGAGATGCCTGGGTAGAAGAAATGAAAAAAATTAGAGAGTCTCAAGAAGTAGAAAAAAAAGAATGGCAAGATTTGCTTAAAGATGGATATAAGCTAGATCTAGACGGCAATCCTTATAAGATGAATGGCGATTTAGATGATTGAAAAGCTAAAAGAAATATTTAAAGAAAATGATATTCTGTTTACAGAAATTACAGACGAGCTTATTTCTATTGAAAACTTTCTTACAGATGAAGAGCTAGACTTTATTTGGAATAGAATAGGTTCAGCAACACAAGAAGATTGGGAAGTAGAGTATACCTCAAATTTAAAACGTTTCTGTCTTCAAAAGTTTGGCAGGGAAGACGTTGATAATCTGGTTTCTGAAGGAAAGTTTGAGATTACTCAAAACTGGAATGATAAAAACTTAAACGTTAGTGATTCTCAAGAGTATCGTGTTTTTTATGAAAGGCTAAATAGCCTAACTCTAAAAACTGAGTCTAATTTAGAGCTTAGTGGACTAGCTACAATACAAAGAATGCAACCAGGGGTAGACCTAAAGTCTCATACAGATAATCGTACAGATCCCTCAATATCTTATGCAGCTATTCTATACATAAATGATGACTATGTTAATGGAGAGCTATTTTTTAAAAATCTAGACATAAAGCTAAGGCCTAAACCAAAAACTTTGTTAATTTTTCCAGGTAACGAAAAGTACGAACATGGCGTAGAGGCTGTATCAGAAGGTCCAATTCGCTATGTTTTGGTTGGCTTTATAAAAGAAATTGACCATTATGAAAAGAATAGGTATTAACATGAAAAAAAATATATTGCACGAAAAGGTCTACTACTACGAGGACGCTATTGAAAATTTTGAAGAAGTAATGAAAACTATTTCTGAACTTGCTGAAATAAATAGTGCAGAAAATGGTAGGCTTTGGGATACTTGGACAGCTTCAGACGATAAAGATTTTATTTATGGAGAGACACAAACATTTGACCTTGCTCAAATTAATCAAATGTCAGAGCCATACAGAAGTAAGATGGAGTATGTTTATATTAACATTATGAAGGCACTTTATGCTGTTTCCAAAGACTATGCTGAGTCGGTTGGGGATCATGATGAGCCAAGGCTATTCCCAGTCTTTAATATTAAAAGATATAATACTGGGGCATCCATGGGGGCCCACTATGACCAGCTAGACGGAGACAAGACATTGAGGTATTCTCTTGTCATGTATCTCAATGAGGTTCCAGAAGGGGGAGAAATCTCCTTTAAGCTGTCTGATTATGAAGACCACAATCAGGTGGTTAGCCCAGACCTAGACTATGGGGTTGCCGTAGCAAATAACCAAATAGACTTTGGGGTAAAGCCTAGTGCTGGAAGTGTTATTATATTTCCATCCTCAGCACCATACTATCACATTGCACACACAGTAAAATCTGGGGTAAAGTATATGGTTCCTAGCCACTGGATTCACAATGATATGGATATGAAAAAGGGATGCAGTGTATAATTTTGAAATTCAAAAAATAAATGATTTAGTTTGGGTCTTTAAAGGTGCTATAAAAAATCCTAAAGATTTTGTAGAATATTTTGAAGGTAATCAAGAATGGCAAGACTGGTACACGTTTGGCAAAATGTCAGAAGGGCCTGGATGGCCAGCCGTAACCTTTAAAAAATTTCCAACTACAGAAGAGTGGGAAGAGTCAAAGCCTTACTCTGACATAGCCATTGGCGGTAAAGACTATTTTGCAAACCAAATAGATGATTTGTTTTATTACGCTACAAAACTTTATGCAGAAAGTAATAATTTTGTTTTAGATAATTGGTCTGTTGATGGATGGAATATTGCTAAATATGTTCCAAATTTAGAAAAGCACAAAGACTATGTTATGATGCACCACACAGACTTTCAGAGAGAATTTGCTTATAATCCTGGATTAAAGTTCGGACTTACTGCTGTTTTCTATCTAAATGAAGATTATGATGGTGGAGATGTTATGTTCCGATTCCTTGATAAAAACGATCGATCAGTTATAAAAGAAGATTACTCTTATAAGCCATCGGCTGGAGACATTGTTGTATTTCCATCTGGCCCACCACACTATCACGGAGTAAAGGCAGTGTCTAATGGGGAAAAGTATATAATTAGAAATTATTGGAGATACGATTACCCTGGACACCCTCTTTGGCTAAAGCTTCAAGAAAAGTACGGAGAGGATCTTTGGCGGGAGTTAGAAGAAAAAAGACTTAAGTTCAACAGAGACAGTAATAACGTAGAGATAACAAATAATATTCCATTTTGGGTAGAGTTTGAAGAATACTATAAAAAAGAGATTGTGCTGTTGGGCCTATGAAAACTGCTATAGTAACTGGTGCAAGTAAGGGTGTTGGATATGCAACAGTAAAGCTCCTATCTGAAAATGGGTATAGGGTTATTGCCGTATCCAGAGATCTATCAAGGGTCTCACAGCTAGAGTCTGAAAATGTTGAAACATACAGGCTAGATATTACCCAGCCAAAACAAATTGAACTATTCTTTGAAAAATATGGCGACTTAACCATAGATCTTCTTGTTAATAATGCAGGTGGCGGAGCTAGTCCAACAAGTATTATCAATGAGACAATGGATAACTTTAAGACTGCCTACGAGATAAACGTTTCTGGTCCAATGTATCTCTCCCAGCTTTTTGTGCCAGCTCTTAAAAGATCGGAATCTCCTACTATCATTTTTGTCACCTCCTTATCTGGAAAGGTTCCCTTTCGTGGCGGAGGAAACTACAGCAATGCCAAGAGGGGCGAGATGGCCCTAGTAGATACCATGAGAATGGAATTTCCAGAATACGGAATTAAGGTGACAGAAATTTGTCCAGGAACCATCGATACCCAAGAAGAGAGTAAGCCATATTCATTAACGGCAGAAGATATGGCAGAGGCTATTCGCTGGGTAGCCTCTTTGCCAAAACATTTTAATGTTAACCATCTAGAGGTTAGCAATATCTTTAATAGTAAGTATATGTGATAGTATGCAGATTACAAAACTCCACGAAGATATTTATGAGGTTGCAGATTTTCTGACAAAGCAAGAACTAAAAGAAGTTTTTGAAATAATTAAAAATATTTCTGAGCAAGACTGGTTTTCAGAAGACACATTTTTAAACCAGGATCAAGCAAACTTTTGGTATGGCAAAACCATCGATTTTGAGGGGGATACAATATTTCCTGTTATTAATAAAAAGATAAAAGATCTTTTTGAGTCCTTTTCTATGTATCCAGATAACACCTGTTTACAGAGATACGAGCCAGGGCAAAGCATAAAATATCATAAGGATGTTTGGAATGTAGCTACACCACTATACGTTTCGTATGGCGTACTATTGTACTACAACGACGACTATCTGGGTGGTGAGCTAGACTATGAAGATATAGGTCTAGTCATTAAGCCAAAAGAAAATTCCCTATATATTCACGGAGGAAACATCCTGCATGGATCTAGGCCAGTTGTTGGAAACAGGTCTAGGTATTTTTCAACAGCTTTTGTCTATGGAACAAAAGACGAACCAGCAAAATTAAAAAAAGAATTATTTAATTAAACTAAATCTTTTCCCACATTCTAATGTCAGTAATTGTCATTCTAATTTTATCTGCGGTATCTTCATCAGCAGCTTCTATCATTAGTGTAGCGTTAAATAAGTCTACGTCAAAAGATATTTCTTGTCCATTTTCCTTGTAAAAATCTAGAGCAAAGTCTGGGGTAGCACGGTATTTAAATTCCATATTGTCCTTCATATTAGTTATTTATAATGTTCTAGGGCCATCAATGATAATCCCAGCTCTGGGACCATCTTGAAAAACTCTGTGAACGTCTTCTTGGTTAAAGTACAAAAGATCTCCTGGTTTCAAAATATACTCAACATTATCATTCATTGTCCATTGAGAGTTTCCCAGTACTTGCCAATAAAGCACGTCATTAGGATCATTATGGTTGGAAACACCATATTCACCTATTGAAACTCTAAGGGCTTGTATGTGCCATTGTCCGCCACAGCTACATGAGCTATGGCTAGCATAATAGTCACATTTTTCTCCGCTATTGCCTCCATTAACTTTTTCCATAAGTCTGGCAATACCTTTAAACATTGGAAAAAGATAGCTCTCCTCAAAAAGAAAGTAGCCGTCTTTAAATATCACGCTACCGAAGAGAGAGGCGTTGCCGCCAAAAGATCTAGCTGCCCTCTGTTTTAAATTTTCATCAGCTTCAATTTTGGATAATTCATATACAAAAGACATAACGTCTTCCCATGTAATTTCTGGAATTTGGAAGTTTTCAAAAAGTAAAATTTTTTTATTTAGTTTGGCTTCAGCCCAGACTTCCTTCATAGTTTATTTAATTATTCCTTGGGAAAGAAGGTAATCATAAATCTCACCCTGAATTGTATAGAGCTGAGGCCTAACCTGATTAATCATCTGCTCAATCTGGTCCTCTGGCATCCCAGCCCCTTGTATTGCCAAAATATTGTATTCTTCTGCAATTGCAACCATTTTTTCTACTACTTTATTTTTATTCATTGCTATATCCTATCTTTTAAAAATTTGGTTTAAATATTATATCATAAGGGGTAGTTTTTGTAAAATTTACGGGCCTAACGTTCCCCCATTGGCTCCCCAGCTTTATACTGCAAATAAGCTTTAACACGATCAGAGCGTCCATAGAATAGTACTAAGGTATACCTATTTCCAGAAGTTACCATGGAAACTCCGTGAGGATGGTCTATATCTCCTCGAAAAAATATCAACTGTCCAGCCTTTGGCCTGAGGTCTAGCTCTTGATTTGGGAAGTATATTGATCCACCATCATAGTCAATTCCAGAGGTATTTAAGTAAACCAATGCTGAAAATTCAAGGTCCTCTAAAGCGGTATTTCCATCATCCCAAGGACTTCCATCTAGCTGAACAGAGTCACAATGTAATCCCTCATTTTGACCACCCTCAGATATTTCAGCAAGCATTGGGTTTATCGGAACAACGTCTACTCCATAAAATGTACCAATTTCCTTGGCAACTCTATTTATTGTTTCTGTAAATAAGAGCCCAGCTTCAGAATGTTCTTCGTTTTCAAATATTGATTTGCCATCATAGATACTCTTCAAGATTTTCATATAATCTTCAAACTGGGTTTCTGCCATGGCAAATCTCTGACTAGCCACCAAATGCGGGGATAAGGCTTCAATAATAGCCTTAGCCTCATTATCTGAAATAAAGCTGTCTATAACCTGAACTGACACAAAAACCTCCTTAATTAATTGTATCATAGCTAAAACTGATAAATAGAATAATCATATGGTAAAATAGAGATATGGCAACCTCACTATATAGAATGATTCAAAGACGTGGAACTGCCAGCCAATGGTCTACTGCAAACCCCATTTTGGCTGTTGGTGAAATTGGAGTTGCCTATGATGCTAATGTTATTAAAGTTGGCGACGGAACCACTGCTTGGAACTCCTTAACGTCAATTGCTGACAAGGCACTTCCAGTTCAAACAAGCAATTCTGGCAAATTTTTAACTACAAATGGTACGGCTGCTAGCTGGGCAACTGTAGATCTATCAACAAAACAAGACAAGGTTACTGACGTATCGGATGCTGAAATTGGATATCTTAATGGAGTTACCTCAGCAATCCAGACTCAGTTAAATAACAAGGCTCCTTTAGCTTCGCCTGCACTTACTGGCACCCCTACTGCTCCAACAGCAACAGCAGGAACAAACACTACACAAGTTGCAACCACAGCTTTCGTATCTACTGCAGTAAGCAACCTAATTGACTCAGCTCCTGGTGCTCTAGACACACTAAACGAGCTTGCAGCTGCAATCAATGACGATGCCAGCTTTGCATCAACAGTTACTACAGCTCTTGGTAATAAGCAGGACAAAGTTACAAATGTGTCTGACACCGAGATCGGATATTTAGATGGAGTAACATCCTCGATTCAGACCCAGATTAATGCAAAGTCTGGTCTTTTGGCAGCTGAGCCATCCGCAAATACTAACACAGCGTCATCGGTTGGCCATATTGGGATGCCACAAGTACTACTTGCCTCTGGCGGATTAACTTTAAGCAAGGCTCACGCAGGTGAACACATTTATGTAACTGGTTCAAGTCAGACAATTACTATTCCAGATAATTCTTCAGTACCGTTTGAAATTGGAACAACCATTGCTATTATAAATGCAAACCTAACCAGCTCTATTGCAATTACAACTGATACTCTCAGGCTTGCTGGAACCGCTACTACGGGCACCAGGACTTTAGCAGCTTACGGAATAGCAACAATTGTAAAAGTAGAAGCAACTACGTGGATAGCCTCTGGTAATGGATTGACCTAATGGCTGGTGTTCTAGGTGCACTTTTTGGGGCTATCGGTCCCTTTGTCCCACGACCACCAGTTGCACCAACTATAACTTTGCAAGTTAATCAAGATACCGTTAGTTGGATAGCCCCACATGATGGAGGAAGTCCCATAACTCTTTATTACTGGGAAAGCAACGACGCTAAAAGTGGAAGCACAGCTGGGACATCGGTTCTAGTTGCTCAAGAAGGATCTACCTCACAGGCATATCGTGTTCGTGCACAAAATGCTGTTGGGTTGAGTGAGTGGTCTGAGTATTCTGATACAGTTATAACTACCCCGCCATTCTTCCCGCCATTCTTCCCGCCATTCTTCCCGCCATTCTTCCCGCCATTCTTCCCGCCATTCTTTCCACCGTTCTTCCCACCGTTCTTCCCACCTAGGTTCCCATTCTTCCCACCATTCTTCCCACCATTCTTCCCACCTAGGTTTGCCTCTTGTAGCCCTCCGTGCGTCTCACCATTCAGGTGTCTAGCTGGCACGTGTGCAGCGTAATTATAAAACTTATAGATAGATTAGGGTATAATGATTAATATGGAAAAGAAAAGATATGCTTTTTTAGTAGAAAATGAAATTTTTCACATTATGCCAATAGCAGGCAATTATGAAGATGAGGTTTTTTTAAGATGGTCAAATGGCTTTTTAAATGAGCCAACAGGGCTAGACATAAGCGGCATCCCAAATATAGCAATTGGATCAATTTGGAATGGCGAGAGCTTTGATAACTCCCATCTCCCAGAGGATAGCATTATTTTTGAGACTAATTCAAATCAAAAAAGGTACGCTTTGCTTGACAAAGAAAAATTGGTTTTTATGGTATTAGACTTAACGGACAGTCTTTCACTGCTTAAAAATTCTTTTGAGGCTGCATTTAGTACGGGTGCCGTAATTGGAATGGATATAACTGATTTTTCAGAAGATGTCTCTTATTGGTGGACATGGGATGGAGAAAGCTTCTCTCCACCAGAAGAAAGCTAATAGCTAATATTTAAAAATAACCTATAACTTTAACCCTTTAATGTGTTAAAATAGACTTATGGTAAACCCATCTAATCTGTATGCAGAAAAAATTTTTAGCGAACATCCCATTGCGATGTGGGCGTTAGATGATCAGGCTGACTATGTATCTTTAATTACAAACTCTAAAAGAAATGCCTATCAAGCATCTCCAAGCCTAGATGCCTGGACGATCTCGGGCGGTACAAAAGCTGTAAACTCTACAATACTCAATGAGCCACTCCCAGACACCTCAGTAACAACAGTTACAGCAACTCTTGGATTAGACACAACAAATGTAATTACATTAGTAAGTTCAGGAGTGGTTAGCCCCTTAGCAATGAATAGCTCTCTAGAAACTTTTTCAATAGGAGCTTATGTTTTTGCAGATACCCCAACCATTCTTTCCTATGAAATTGGTTATACTTATGACGGACTAGCTGCTCCAGTTTTAAGAAAATTTGACTCTCAGGTTGATGGTAGGTGGGGATTAATATCGGAAACTTTTGGAATCCCAGCAACAGCAAATCCAATAAAAATTGTAATAAGAATTACTCATGCTAATGCTGGCGGAGATCCAAGCACATACAAATTTTATATCAATGGGGTAACTTTTGGGCAGTGGTCAGAAGAATTTTCAGCAATATCTTCTGGAGTTTTTGGTCAAGCCCTACCCTCCGATGTTCCATTTACCTATTCTGCAATTACGGCAAGCTCTTATGGATTACAAGACTTGGACGGGTACTACTTTATCAATAATGGGTCCCTTACTGCAAGAAATTCTGGAGTTCCAATTGTTTATGGATCGTCAAATGTGACAAGAGTTTTGCCAAACGGCACTGATCCATCCCTGATTATTCCTGGACAAGGATTTTTAAATGAATCTGGTAGATATCGAGAATATACTGCAGAAATGTGGGTAAGGGTTGATTCTAAAGCAACAACGGCAACAAGAATATTTGGTCCAATTGGATCACAAGATGGAATTTATGTAGATGGTCCCTTCATAAAAATTAAAGTAGGAGATTCTGTTGGAGCTCATCCAATTACAGAATGGTATAGGCCAATGCTTCTAGATTTTAAAATTATCGAAAACTCCGCATCATTATTAATAAACGGAGAACAGGTTATAGAAATAAATTATTCAACAGAAGATATATCTTTGGCACCAGAGACAATCGTTCAGGGTGGTGCAGAAAAAAACAATGACTGGCTAGGGTTTTACGCTTCGCCAAATGTCCCATTCTTAGATATTGACTGTGTAGCTATCTATTCGTACCTAGTCCCAGCAGTAGTTGCAAAAAGAAGATTTGCCTATGGACAAGCAGTTGAGTTTCCAGAAAATGCAAATAGCGCTTATGGAGGAACATCCGTACTTATAGATTATGCTTTTGCAGACTATACTAGCAACTATAGCTATCCAGATATTGGTCGTTGGAATCAGGGCATTGTTGAGAACCTGTCCATAGTTGACGATTCAATTTCTGTACCAGAATGTAAGCTTCCAGTTGCAGTGTTTCAGGACAACTCAACAATCAGCTCTTGGTACCAAAGCCTATATCAGAGTAGTGGTCAGCAAGCAGATCCTTTTATAAGTTTTGTTAATAAAAATGGATATTTGTTTTTTGAAAACATGAACGTTATAAAACAAGATGCAAAAGCGCTCTTTGGTGTATTTGGCCTCCCAGAATCTTTTCCATCAACCAAACAAACACTTTTTAAAATACAGGACAACAGCAACTCAAACTATTTAGAAATATACACTGAATCGGGAACTTTGTGTTACAAACTATACTTTGATGGAACGTTAACAACTCTATATCAAGAAGCCTCCGCTATTCCTGGACAAAGCTTATCTGTAGGTATTAACATACAGTCATTCTCGGAATACTTTGGCAATCAGGCATTAACGTTTTTTGGAAACAAGAATCAGCTCTCTTTGTTTGTTGGAGGAAGCCAGGAGTTCGGCAACACATTCTCTGGAAAAATATACAAAGTAGGATTTTGTAGTGAAAGAAGCCTAAGCAAAATTTCACCCTTGTTTGATGAAAAAGGGTTGCTAACCTATTTTAATTATGAAAACTACTTTGACGATCATATAGTTGACTCTTTTTATGACGCAGGAGAAATCTCTAGCTTATTGCCTACAGACGAATTAGACGGTGGAGCTTGGAATTCCTATAGCTCCCTGACCTTTGATGCGATAAAAGACTTTACTGCAAGCTATACCCTAATTCCAAAAATAAACTTTAATACTATAATAATGGATATTGCAATAGACGGATATTGGGAAGATTACCAACCACTAACGTATTTTGCACAGTACGTCTCCGACATTCAAGATAAGAAATATTATGACGTAGACTTTGTTCAATTTAACATAGACTATCCAGCATTAGAAAATTTTGAAAACGGGCAGTACGATACCTCTCAAAACATGGTTAAGTCTTATGTATCTTTTCAATATTTAAAAAATAATCCGTCTGCAAAAAACTCTTACTTTACAACAATGCCAGCATCTCAAAATAATGTGGTTTCTCCTGGATCAGAATGGATAACTACAAAATATGAAGTTGTAGATGGAACAATTATATACCCTCCAAAAGGAATTAGAATTACAGATGTCTCTCTTGTAACTCATTTGGAGTGGACTGTTCCAGGAATTATCTCTAATCCTTTAGTGGTTAAAAAAATGCAGTATGCGTCTCAGGCTTTTAACGAGGTGTCTTCAAACCCTGTTGGCACAAGGTTTGGTTCTCCAGTTTTCCCTTATCTAAAATATGGATCTTACTTTGACTACAAATCTAGAAATCCTTATAGAATTTATAAGGGTAGTAGTCCATACCTATACCTCACAAAAAATAGCGGTATAGAAAAGGTTGGGGACTACGATGAGTTTGTTAATCGTGGTTTTTCTGTACCAGTCAACAAAGACGTAGCTGATAGCTATAAGGTTATTGCCATGCAGGCTTTTCTTAGATACGGAAAAGAGAGCTTTCCTTCAGAGCCAGAGCAAATATTTGAAATTGAGAGCAAGGATACATATATAAAATTTTATATTGTTGCTAATGACATTAGTGGCAAAAGAGCACGTATCTATGGAATTAATGCTAAAACTGGTGATTTTGAAAATGGAATCGCTTTTTACTGGAACGGAAACCTTGTCAGGGAGCCAGTTATTACCCTGAGCGACTGGGGAGTCCTTGGTGTGTCCTTTGCAAGAGTCCTAGACTTTGACTCTTATCCTGGCGGACTCAGGTTTACTGGATCGGTATTAGTCAATAACATTTCTCAATATCAAGCAACTAGCTTGCAAGAAATTCAAAGAAATACCCTTAGATCCTGGTTCCTGGCTTCGATTAATTTGACAGAGTGGAACTTCTGGAATCAAGATTTTACTTGGAATGGTGTTCTAATTGCAAGCCAGTCAAACATTTTTGGGGTAAATCCATCAGATATTTATAAAACTTATACTGGAACAAACAAGATAATTATTGATGACGATGTGCCTTTAACAGTAAATAAGTATGAATATACTGCCTATCAAGGAATTACTTGGCAAACCCGTATCCTTCCTGCTGTATAATATGGTATACTAGTGGTCATGGAAGACAAATTCGCAGAAGCAATTGGTAAAGCAAAAGTAACCCTAGTTGAGCAAACTGGGTATGCTTGGGGAGTATACGTTTGGAAAAAATCTAACGGAAAGTGGTTCACTGATGGAAATGGCAACATTTTAAACATTCCAGCCAATAAGGGCGATAAAGATCAAATAGCTAAGCTAAAGCAAACAGCTGCTTATCACGGTGAGCCCGACGGAACGCCCGTGTTTTTTCCAGGAACATCAAGAATTAGCGATGAAGAATATAGCGAACAGGTAGACAGAATGAAACAAGGACTAATTCCATCAATGAATGACATTGGCGCTGTTATGGCAGCAAAGAAAACCCTAGAGCTTTATGGAGATGAGTATTAATGTCTGATGAGTATCAGTATCCAATACAGGCCTTTACCCCAGAGCCTGAGCAAGAAGAAGATCTTTTTAAGAAGCAAGACCCCTTTAGCAAAAAATGGGATGATCTAAAAGGTTTTTACGGCCTAGAGAAAAATTTTAAAAGACGTTCTGATCGTATTGTAAAAGCATACGACAGTCTTTCTTTTACTGGAGTAGACACCCTAAGCGAGGGATATCAGGATAGGGCTCTAGCTACAAGTTTTGGACAAAACGGTGCAAGATCCAAAGAGATCAATCCTGGATCAGTATTCCATAACGGATATGGAATGTTTGACGTTATTACTCCGCCATGGAACCTTTATGAGCTTGCAAATTATTACGACACTTCTTTTGCTAATCATGCAGCAATTGACGCAAAGGTAGAAAACATTGTTGGCCTTGGATATGACTTCCAGGTTTCAAAAAGGACCATGATGCAGCTTGAGGCTTCTACTAGCGAAACTGCAACAGACAAGGCCAGGAAGCGTATTGAAAGAGCGAAAGTTGAAATGCGTGAATGGCTAGAAACTCTGAATAGCGATGACTCTTTCTCTAATACAATGATGAAGTTTTACACAGACGTTCAGGCAACTGGAAATGGTTACCTAGAGGTTGGAAGAACCGTAACTGGTGAGATTGGTTACCTTGGTCACATACCATCCACAACTATGAGAGTTCGAAGACTTCGTGATGGCTATGTTCAGATTATTGGTCAAAAGGTTGTTTATTTTAAGAACTTTGCGGCAAAGAATCAGAACCCAATTACTGCAGACCCAAGACCAAATGAGATTATTCACTACAAAGAATACTCACCGCTAAACACATTCTATGGAGTTCCAGATATTATGTCTGCAATTTCATCTTTGCATGGAGACCAGTTGGCCTCTCAGTACAACATCGATTACTTTGGAAACAAGGGTGTCCCAAGATATATCGTAACACTAAAGGGAGCCAAGCTATCCTCTGACGCAGAAGACAAGATGTTTAGGTTCCTTCAGACTAGCCTAAAGGGTCAGTCTCACAGAACCCTTTATATTCCTTTGCCAGCAGATACTGATACTAATAAGGTAGAGTTCAAGATGGAGCCAATTGAGGCAGGCGTTCAGGAGGCTTCCTTTAATGACTATCGGCTTAGAAATAGAGATGACATACTAGTTGCGCACCAAGTGCCATTGTCAAAGATTGGTGGAGGAGATGCTTCTAACATTGCAGCTGCTTTAGCACAAGACCGTACGTTTAAAGAGCAGGTAGCAAGGCCAGCTCAGGCAAATCTAGAAAAGATGATCCAGAAGGTTGTTAGAGAAAAGACTGATATTCTAGACTTTAAGTTTAATGAGCTAACCCTGACAGACGAGATTGCTCAGTCACAGATCCTTGAAAGATATGTAAAGACTCAGATTATGGTTCCCAACGAAGCTCGTGAAAAGCTTGGCCTACCCCAGAGACCAGACGGCGAT